CATCTCGGCAGAGCGCCGCCAGCGTCAGAAGGAAGAACTGCTCGACAAGATTTATGACCTACAGATGCGGGTCAAACTGCTTGAACAAAAGGAGACGGGAAAGTGATACCTGCTGCGTTGGCTCCGATCCTGAAGCCGCTCCTTGCCAATGGGCTTGGTCTTGTTGCCAATGCTGTCCTTGCGAAGGGCAAGAAAGTCATCGAGGACAAACTGGGTGTTGAACTGAAGCCCGACATGTCCTCAGAGGACATCGCCAAGATACAGATCGCACAGATGGAGCACGAAGAGGAGCTCCTGCGGCTGCGCATTGAAGAGGACAAACTTGACTTGGCGGAGCTGGAGCTTCGCCTTAAAGATACGGATTCAGCGCGAGATCGTGAGGTACAGATCGCCACCTCAGACAAAGCCCCTTTGTTAAACAAGATCGTCACCCCCGTTCTCGCGCTGTCTATTCTGCTGCTGACCTTCGTGCTGTTTGGGATTGTCATGTTCGACAACACCCCGGTGGAGTCAAGCCGTAAGGACATCCTGATCTACATCCTTGGTGTCCTCTCGGCCATCAGCACTCAGATCGTGTCGTATTACTTCGGTTCATCGGCGGGCAGCAAGGAGAAGACGGAGCAGTTGAAGAAGGCGCTGGAGGCGGATGCATGAGCAACATATCTGAACAGGCCGCGTTCCTTCTGGACCTTGCCAAGCTCATCAACAAGGCGACAGAGCTCGGTTTCGTGGTGACGGCGGGGGAGCTCTATCGCACCCCGGAGCAGCAACAGATCTACGTCAAGTCCGGGCGCAGTCAGACCATGAACAGTCTGCACTTGCAGCGACGTGCGGTCGATCTGAACTTCTTCGTGGACGGCAAGTTGACCTACGACAAGAAAACCCTTGCTCCGTTGGGCGCGTACTGGGAGTCGTTGGACCCGCTCAATTCCTGGGGAGGCAACGGCGTGAAGCTGGTCGACACGCCGCACTTCAGCAGGGGCGTGGGCAAGCCTGAGTGGAAGCGGGTCACATGAAGCTCGCGCTTGAACCGCGGACCACGGTCCAGGGTCTGGTCGAGCCTGCGCATGTGATCGAAGTCTATTGCGACGCCTGTGGCTACGATCTGGACGAGGCGGAGTTGGATGCGGACACTTGTTCGGACTGCGGGCAGTTGTTGAACCTGAAGCAGCACATTGCGATCCAGGTGACGACCATGCCGGCAGCCAGCGGAGGAACTTTGCCGTGAGGAAGAAAGCCAAGAGTAAGGTCAACGCAGCGGGTAACTATACGAAGCCCGAGCTGCGCAAGCGTCTGTTCAGCTCCATCAAGTCTGCCAGTACGCAGGGCACGGGCGCAGGAAAATGGTCCGCGAGGAAAGCACAGCTCTTGGCGAAGCGTTATAAGGCCGCCGGCGGCGGGTACAGGGACTAACATGCGCGCACCACAGCAGTCGTTGAAGGATTGGACGGCCCAGAAGTGGCGTACGAAGTCTGGCAAGCCCTCGAGCAAGACGGGCGAGCGGTACCTGCCCGAGGCGGCCATCAAGGCGTTGTCCCCGCAGGAGTACGCGCGCACGACCGCGGCCAAGCGCAAGGGCAAAGCAAAAGGCAAACAGTTTGTAAAGCAGCCGAAGGCGATCGCTCGCAAGACGGCGCAGTACAGGTGAAGCATGGCGAGTGTCAAGAAGGACGCGATCGGGCAGGAGATTCGTAAGTCGTACGAGCGCGGCCAGAAGGGCTGCCCGGAAGCGACGATGGATATCCATGTCAACCTCAAGAATCGCAACAATGCGATTGAGGAGTATGGCTACGGGCCGTTGAACCCGGAGTCCGAGTCGCGTGCTTTCTGGGACAAGAAGGCCGAGCTTTGGCAGACCACGGTGCGCGAGGCCAAGAAGGCCCGCTGTGGCAACTGCGCGGCGTTCATCCAGACCCCGGAGATGATTGCCTGTATCGAGAAGGGCATCCATGACTACGACGAGGAGATGGAACACGAGAATTACGCCCCGGATGTGGTCGCGGCGGCCAATCTCGGGTACTGTGAGCTGTTCCACTTCAAGTGTGCCGGCGATCGTACTTGCGATGCGTGGCTCGTCGGCGGTCCAATCAAGTAGGATGCGCCCATGGCACTACTCAGACTGTTCTTAAAGCCGGGTGTAGACAAGCAAAACACCGAATATGGCGCAGAAGGCGGATGGATCGACTCCGATTACGTCCGTTTTCGCTATGGACTGCCTGAAAAGGTCGGCGGATGGGCCCCGTTTGGCGAAACCATCGCCTATTTGGTGGGTATGCCGAGCGAAGTCTTCACTTGGACGGACCTCGAGGGCTCTCCCTACGTTGCCGTCGGCACCAACAAGAAGGTTTACGTCTACTACGGCGGCACCTGGGCGGACATTACGCCCATCCGTGACACGAACACGGGCGTTACCTTTGATACGACGAACGGTTCCAACCGTGTAGTGGTCAATGACAGCGGCCACGGGGCCATTACGGGGGATTTTGTCACGCTTTCTGCGACGACGGGCAACCCTGGTGGCATTCCGAACGCGAGTTTGAACAACGAGTTTGAAATCATCGAGGTTCTGAACGCCAATGAGTACGCCATCGAGGCGCCGACCAACGCGACCTCGACCGCCACGGCGGCAGGCACGGCCACGGCGGCCTACCAGATCAACACGGGGGCAGCGGTAAGCTACTCGGACTTCGGCTGGGGCACTGGCACGTGGGGCTTGAGCACGTGGGGCACCCCGCGCCCGCCGTCTGCCTCGGTTGCGCTCTTTTCCCGTGTTTGGCAGTTTGATAGTTACGGCGAAAACCTCATCATGCAGGTTGTAGACGGCGGCATCTACGAGTGGCTGCCGAGCACGGGCATTGGCGTGCGGGCAACGGCCATTTCTGGCGCGCCGACCAAGAGCAAATACGCGTTGGTGTCGACGCCTGACCGGCATCTGGTCTGCTTTGGTACGGAATCGACCATCGGGACGCCTTCGTCGCAGGATCCGATGTTTGTGCGCTTCTCAAACCAAGAAGACATCAACACATTCGTCGCCACGGCGACCAATACGGCTGGCGGCCAGCGCCTGACGGACGGAAACTACATCGTCTCGGCGCTTCGCTCGCGCGGACAGATCTTGATCTGGACGGACACGGCACTGCATGGCATGCAGTACCTTGGACCGCCGTATACCTTTGGCTTCCAGCAGCTCGGGGCCAACTGTGGCCTTATCGGGCCGCATGCGTCGGCGGATGTGAACGGCGTGGCGTACTGGATGAGCAAGGACGCCTTCTTCGTGTTCGACGGTGTCGTCAAGAAGCTCCCCTGCACGGTCCAGGACTATGTATTCAAGGACCTGAACTTCACGCAAGCACAGAAAGTGCATGTGGGGATCAACACGCAGTTCAACGAAGTGACTTGGTGGTACTGCACGGCGGACACCGACTACATTGATCGCTTTGTGACCTTCAACTACCTCGAGCAGGTATGGTCCGTGGGCACTATGGCGCGTTCCGCTTGGGTGGACCTTGGCACTTATTCCTTCCCGATGGCGACACAGTACGATATCGACGGTACCGAGGCTACGATCAGCACGATTTATGGACTCACCCCTGGGCGGTCCGTGGTCTATAACCAAGAGTTTGGCAAGAACGGCAACGGGGATCCGATCCTTGCGTATGTGAAGTCGGGGTACTTCGATATCGGCGATGGCGATCAGGTGTTGTTCATGAAGCGGTTCATCCCGGACTTCAAGAACCAAGAGGGCGATCTCACGGTGAGGTTGCTGTTGCGCTTGTATCCGCAGGTCTCCGCGACGCCGAGCTCGCTTGACCCGTATGTCATCTCTCCGGGTACAGACAAGGTGGACACGCGCGCGCGTGGGCGACAGATCTCGTTGCAGATCGAAAGCTCTGAACTCGACACCAACTGGCGCTTCGGCACGATGCGTGTTGATATCCAGCCGGATGGGTTGAGATGAGTAAGATCTTCAACGTCCGTCTGCCTAACGCAGCGGCCGTTAACTACAGTCAGGAGCAGTTTGACCAGTTAGTTCGTTCGCTAGAACAGGTTATTTTTCAGCTTAATAACACCTACTCCCCTGCGGTCACGGAAGACAAGGACTCGGCGTATGCCTGGCACGGGGATGGTGGAGGATCGATAGACATGAGCGGCACTCCAATCCCTGTTTCCATTGGCGGAACGAACACCGACGCCTTCGGCCGCTTGCGCGTTAGTCAGCCGTACACACTGTTCGACAGCCAAAACCGTTACGCAGTGGACAATCAGTTTGACGTTTCCCTTACTGGAACGGGCACGACGACGTTCTTATCCAATGAAGCCGCTGTAAAGATGGAGGTTACTGGGGCCGGCGTGGGCTCCGTGATCCGTCAGTCTTACCGCTCGTTCCCGTATCAACCGGGTAAGGGGCTTTTGGTCCTTGCGACGTTTGTCATGGACAGCAGCACGAGCGCCAACCTCAC